TAAGTTAGAAGAATTTTTTAGAGAGGAAAGTGTAGTGGTTCATAGTAATCGTTTGATTGATGAATTACAAACTTTCGTTTATATTAATAATAGAGCAGAAGCAATGCGAGGATACAACGATGACCTTGTAATGTCTTTTGCTATTGGACTTTGGGTTCGTGATACTGCACTAAGATTACAAACTCAAGGTATTGAATTAACAAAAAAGACTCTCAGTCGTATGATGGACAATGAGGGTTTGTACAATGCCAACGAGCCAAACAGAAATGATAGTTGGGATTGGGAAACAGGAAAAAATAAAGAAAAAGAGTCATTAGAATGGCTCTTATAAAGTGAGGTAATTATGGCAGATACAACATTATTTGGAAGACTACGAAGATTATTTAGTACAAATGTAATCGTTCGTAATGTCGGTGGTAAAAAACTAAAGATAGCCGATACAGACCAAATACAACACCAAGTCAAGAGTCATCTTGTAGATAGATATTCTAAACTACATAGTAACTTAGATGTAGCAGGAACAGGTTATTCAACTGTTCACCAAGTTATGGCGGCAAGATTAGGATTGTTTAAAGATTATGAGTCTATGGATTCAGACCCAATCATTTCAAGTGCTTTAGACATTTACTCAGATGAGTCAACTATGAAAGGTCAGTATGGTGAAGTGATTGATATTAAAACTGATAATGAAAATATTAAAGAAATTCTACACAACTTATTTTATGATATATTGAATATAGAATTTAACTTATGGCCTTGGGTTCGTAATATGGTTAAATATGGAGACTTTTACCTTTACTTAGATATTAATGAAAAATACGGAATTACAAATGTAGTTCCATTGTCACCTTATGAGGTAGTTCGTTCTGAGGGAGAAGATGAGACAAATCCTTATTATACAAAGTTCTACTTAGAATCAATTGAAGGAGCACATCCTTATTTTGGCCAAAGAGCTGCAAGTTCTAAGAACAAAGTAGAATTTGAAAACTTCCAAGTAGCACACTTTAGATTAGCAAATGATAGTAATTTCTTACCTTACGGAAAATCTATGATTGAGTCTACAAGAAAGATTTGGAAACAATTAACACTTATGGAAGACGCTATGTTGATTCACAGAATTATGAGAGCACCTTCCAAACGAGTATTCAAGATTGATATTGGTAATATACCACCAGCTGAAGTTGATAACTATATGCAAAGAATCATCAATAAGATGAAGAAAACACCGGTTATCGACGAAGCAACAGGCGAGTATAATTTAAAATACAATATGCAAAACTTAACAGAAGATTTCTTTATGCCAGTTCGTGGTGGAGATAGTGGCACAGAGATATCTGAGTTAGGTGGTATTGATTATGATTCAACAGAAGACATTGAATATTTGAAAAACAAATTATTAGCATCTCTAAGAGTTCCAAAAGCATTCTTAGGGTTTGATGAAAATGTCGGTGGTAAAGCAACACTTGCAGCAGAAGATGTAAGATTTGCAAGAACCATAGAAAGAATACAAAGAATTATCGTATCAGAGTTAACAAAGATTGCAGTCGTTCACTTATATTCACAAGGATATACGGATGAAGACTTAGTAAACTTTGAATTAGAATTAGCAAGTCCTTCAACAATGTATGAACAAGAAAAGATAGAGTTGTTAGGACAGAAAGTCACATTAGCTCGTGATATGATACAAGATAAAATTTTACCTACTGATTGGGTGTATGATAATGTTTTTAATTTTTCAGATGAACAAAAAGTTGAAATTGAAAATCAAATTATTGATGACCAAAAACAAAAATTCAGACATTCACAGATTGAAATGGAAGGTAATGACCCAATGGAAACTGGAGACGCAATTGGAACACCAAGTGATATGGCAGCAGTGGGTATCGGACAAGACGATGCTCAAACACCACCTGATACCATAGCAGGTTCCGTATTCGACCCATTCCAAGATGAAGAGAAGGAAGATGAACGACCAGAAGATGAGCAAGGTGGAAGACCACAAGAAATGAATAAACCATTCAAAGATAGTGGAGCAAGAGGACGAGACCCATTAGGAAAACAAACTAAAAATCGTAGACCTTTAGCATTAGCACACTTTGACGCATTAAAAAAGTCTATGGGTAATAAGTCAAAAAGCATAATAAATGAAACTAAAAAAGTAGATGAAATGAAAAAAGAATATGATGAATATAAAGAAGAAAATGGTGTAGATTAAATACACATTTCTTAATAGTTTTATATTTATTATTACAATAAAAAGAAGAAAACTTTGGAGCCCAGATGTCTTTATATGTAAAACATAATAAGATAAAGAATACAGCTATTCTTTATGAACTTTTATCTCGTCAAATTACAGTTGACGTGTTAAATGACACAAAAGCCCCTAAATCAGTAAGAATTTTTAAAGAATTCTTTAATAAAAATACTGAAATGGGTAAAGAATACGAATTATATTCAATCTTATTAGAAAAAAAGTACAAAAATGACTCTCACGCATCTCAATTAGTCGAGGCGGTCGTGAAAAGTCGTAGAAAATTATCAAATCGTAGATTAAACAACGAAAAATATAATTTAATCAAAACCATAAAAGAAAATTATGATATAAAAGAGTTTTTTAACACTCGTATTCCTAATTTTAAGATTATGGCGTCAGTTTACAAATTGTTTGGAACTGAAACAGGTAAAGAAGACTTCGGACCAGTTCAAAGAACAGATTCAGTCATTACTATTACTGAACACATCACTCAAAACACTACACATAGTAATAAAACTAACAAAGTAGTGAAAGAATTCAAAGAACAAGGAAAAGACTTAAGATTATTAAGTTATCAATTGTTAGTTGACAAATTTAATTCAAAGTACAAGACTCTAAATGAGAATCAAAAGAACTTATTGAAAGAATACATCAATAATGTATCTAATACAAATTCATTAAAAGGATTTATCGATTCAGAAGTAGTAAAAATCAAAAAAGCTCTAAAGTCATTACTACCAAAAGTAAACGATAAGATTACTAAGATTAAATTATCAGAAGCTATTGATTATACTGATAGTGCTACAAAAGGAAAAGTCGTGCAAGATAAGCATGTGGTTGCGTTAATGAGATATTATGAACTGATTAAGGAAATAAAAAATGTCCAGACGCGAAAAAATAGCTAAGATAAAAGAAATCATCAAACAATTAGTTGTTAAAGAACTTGAAGAAGCTTCAACAACTTATTCAGCAGGTATTTCACCAGGCGGACCAGGCCATTACTTTACACCAATGGCATTTAGTGGTGGTAGAAAAAAAGATAAAAAGAAAAAGAAAAAAATAGCAAGAGCAGCTGGAATGAAGCCAGTAAATGAATCACAACCATTTGCAGACTTTCCTAAATTCCCAAAACTATCAAGAGCACAACAAGAATCTCTTGATGAATTATTTGGATTTGCAGAATCATATCAGATATTTAATTCATTTAATAATAATCCAAAACAATTTATTAAAACATTAGATGATATGGCAAAGATTAGAAGAGCGTCTAATAAACAACCAAAAGGTGTTAATTTTAACAAAGGTAAAAAACAATTCGTTAAAGAAGTCAAAAAACAAGAAGTTAGTGCATTACAAAAACTTCACAAAGGTTTAGAAAAACTAAAAAATGACTACATCAAGATTGCTAAAGTAGGTGATAAAACACTTATGGATAGAGAATACAATAACTATTATGAAACTATCTTAACAGCTAGAAAAGAAATAGGAAAACTTTTAATTATAATGAAAAACAAAGAATTATTAGGGGAAGGTCGTTATCACGATTGGAGAAATGACGAATCAATGACACCAAAACAAAAGATTGGTCGTTCGATGAGAGAAATTAGAGACGCATTAAACGAATTAGACAAAACCGTAAAAATGAATCTCAAATTAAAAACAGAATTAAAAATGAGTTCCCAAGATTATTGGAAGAACACACATAAAGCACTAACTAAGATTTCAGAAAGATTAGTAAAGATGGCAAACAAAGTAGGAAATATGAAATAATGAAACAAGTTATCGTAGATTATATACCATTTAATGTAACACCAACTCAAATAAATGAGGCGTTAAAAGAAAACAACGGAAAGTTAGTTGTTAAAGGTGTATTACAAAGAGCAGAAGCAAAGAATCAAAACGGAAGAGTATATCCAAGAGAGATATTAGTTCGTGAAGCTAAGAAGTATGACGAAAATTTTGTAAAACAAAACAGAGCGTTAGGTGAGTTAGACCATCCTGATAGTTCAGTTGTTAATTTACAAAATGTTTCTCACAATGTCAAGGATATGCATTTTGAAGGTGACAATTTAGTAGGTACGGTAGAAATACTAACAACACCAAGTGGTAATATATTAAAAGAATTATTCCAAAATGGAATCAAGTTAGGTATTAGTTCACGAGGATTAGGTAGTGTAGAGATGGTTAGAGAATCCAATGGAGACCAAATATCAAAAGTAGGGGATGACTTTGAGTTAATCGCTTTTGACTTTGTATCAAATCCATCAACACACGGAGCATTTTTATATCCGATGAATGAATCAGTAGATAACACTCAAACAGGTAGAACTTGTGGTGATTATTGTAGAGCAGAAGATATAATCAACCATATTATAAGGGGTGAATAATGAAAGATTTAAGAATATTATCAGAAATCTCAACAAGATATGGAAATCGTAATATCAATGAGTTAGAATTCAAAACACCAGAGGACTTTGCAGCATACAAGAAAAAACACAAAATGAGACCAGGCACGGTTGTAAAGGTAGCCGGTAAAGATAAAGTTGTTGACGCACCTAAAGGTAAAAAAACCAAAGCAAGTGGTATAGAGTTTTCTACTTTTGGTAAAAAAGATATCAAAAGATTTGCAGATAGATATGGTGTAGAAGTTTCTAATATTAGAAGTGGTCAACAAGGTAACTTAGCAGACTTTGAAGGAGACCCTGAAAAAATTAAAAAGATGTTAACAAGCACACAATATGGAATGGAGCCAGAAGACGCTAATGATTTACTTGGAATCAAAGATAAACCAAAAGTAGACAAGAAAACAGATAAAGAAATGTCATCAGCTGCAGACAAAGCAAATATGAAAATGGATAGAGATGAAATTATGGGTTTGTTAAACGCTAAGAACGAACCTTTTGCAGAAGAAGTTTATGATATCCTTGATGATAAGTTTAAAAAGATGGGTTCACTTGGTAAAGAACTTAAGATGGATGTAGATACTTTAGCATCATATGAAATGGGTATTTATGATATGAGTGAAAAAGAATATGAACAAGGAAGAAAAGAATTAAAGAAAAAACTTAGTGATTATTACAAGAAAGAATTAGATGAAGGTATAGAAGGATTATCTAAAATTAAAACAAGATACAATAGATAATGCCAGCACTTAGTAAAAAGCAACAAAAATTTATGGGGATTGTAAGGTCAATCCAAAAAGGTGAACAACCTGCTTCTGAATTTTCTAAAGACGCACAAGATGCGGCAAAAGATATGAAGAAGTCAAGTGTGAAGAAATTCGCATCAACCAAACACAAAGGACTACCAACCAAGGTGAAAAAAGAAGACATACTAAATAAATTAAAAGAAACCATAAAAGAGGAATTGAAAGATTACACTTATGGTTCAGGTGATATCGTTAAAGATGTCAATCCTACTTGTCCACACTACGGCGCTATGGGTAAAGTTAAATCCGTAAATCCAAGAAGTGTTGTGTTTGTTGTGATGAACAAAGGAAAGAATTTTAAACCAG